CAGTATTCCCAATTGATTTAAAGATTTCTGCCAGGTTGCCAGGTTTTAGACCTATTAACTATAATATTTTTTATTTTTTTATTTTTTATATATATTATTATTATAATTCTTTAGATTAAAATAAAACCTGGTTTGTGGCATTTGAAAGCTAGAATCGTCTAATGGGCTTAATCGTCACGGCAACTTGACAAAAAAACGTGGCAAAAACCTGGCAGCGTTTGCAACGCAAACCGCCGTATAAACGGCATGGCTGTAAGGCTAGAGTATCAATTTCCAGCTGCCAGCTTTGGAGAATGTCGATTCCCTATCCACAACCTAAATATGTAAAATGCTGTAAAGTGTTAGGCTAGCCTTTTACTAAATAATGTAAATCTGATCCAGGATTTAGGCCTGACAGGTAAACATTTTAAAATTGAGTTTTGAAATTACCGTTGATTTAAGGAAAATTGGAAATTGGATTAGAGAATCATGTCGAAAAGCTCGCGGCAAAACATATATTGGAAGTCGAAACGACACGAAAAGGGTGTAAATCCATTATGGTAAAAAAAGGATGGCAGGCACTAACATTATATGGTAAAAAAACGTGTTGTTAAATCCTGGTACTTACTAAGTTTATTAAAAATGTCAGTTTTGCAGGCTGCACACACGGCAGCAGCGGCAGCGGTTCCGAGGTTTTAGCATGTTCTTAGCTTCCTCAGCCTAAAATATGGTAAATCCAGGTTTTTACATGGTGGATTATGGCACTTCCATATAATCAAGATATTACAAATATATTCCATGTATTAACATATCTCAGTAAATTTTAGGAGATTTAGAAATCATGATTTTGAGACCTATTTTAAAAATCAAGGTTAAAATCTGGCAGTTTTTACGTCAAGCCCTCTAGTCGTGGCGTTTTGTCCTGCCAGGCAAGTATTAAAAACCTGGCAGAAACCTGGCGGCCCTGATAAATACGTGGTTTTACCCAAGGAAGCTAAGAGCTTAAAAAATGGGCAAAACCTCTTTTAATTTTCTTAGCTTCCTTAAAACACGTCTCTATCCCTTGGCAGCAGCGGGCTACAGGCCACGACGGCAGCATGGATTTTTACATGCTTGTAGGCCTTGATATCAGCGGGGTGTAATTTTTTCGCTTGTTTGTAGACCATGGATTTTAGCGTGGCAATGAATTAAAGGAAGCTAAGAAATAAAAAGGCTGTAAACAAGCCATATAATTCTTAACTTTTTTTGATTTTAGCTTGACAGTTTCAAGGTAAAATTATATAATAAGAATTGTCAACAAGACATACTAAAATATATGGAGGGCGCAGCAGCCCACTAAAAAAACTAGGAGGGTAAAACATGAGTGGATTTACACAGGATACTATAGATTCGTGTAACACATGCTTTAATTGTGGTAAGATTTACGCGACTGAGAAAGACTACTATTTTAGCGAACTAGATGTATCAATTGATTTTGAAGGCGGGCAGCTTGAAATATGCGACGATTGCGTACGCACAATCATAGGAGAAAAGACTCGTCTTAGAAAGGCAGACCCAAGGAAGCTAAGAGACGGGATTAATAAGATGGTGGAAAACAAAATTAAGATGCTTGAATCCTTGGGGTATGCTACTAAGCTATGGTATAACGGCACGTATAAAGACTTAGAAAGAAGGGATTAAGAGCATGAAATTATTTAACCTTATATTTAGCACCAAGTTAGTGCCACAAGTAGCCAATACAAGCACATACTGCCATAAATGCTTTAGTGATGACATTGTTTGGCGTGAATCAGTTAATAAATATTTTTGCCGTGCTTGTGGGCATTTACAAGATTAAAAAACAGGGGGCAGCAGCCCCCCATAAAAAACTAGGAGGGTAACAAGATGGATAAAAACATAAAAGAAAGATTTGAAGGGCTAGAAATAGATATATTATTAGATTCAATGGAGATATTATTAGATAAAAAACCAGATTTAAAGCCTAAAATATTAGGCGTGTGTATGTCAAACATGCTATTGCTTAAAAGCGGCCCAGGTTTTAGCAGGATAAAACATCATATAATTAGTGAAATGGGCAATGATATAAAGCTTGCTTTAGTTGCGTTCTTAGCTTCCTTAGATGTTAAGCGTAGCAAAGAAGCCACATACAGTGATTTAATGCACGCTTGTATGGTAGAAAGCAGTAGGCTATATAACGGGGTATCAAACACCACTAACAGGGAGGTATAAAAGCATGGTTAAAAGAACATTAGACAAGCAAGTACATGACATATTGAATAATGCGGAGTTAAATATACTTTGTGACATGTTGGACTTTTTAAAGGAAGCTAAGAAAGACCAGGCAAAACAGATAAAAGACCTTGAAAATAAAATGGTCAAAAAAATGCTAGAATATGATAGCACACCAAATATTATAAAACTCATAACTGGTAGTATAAGCAATGATTTACTTATTAAAGGTTTAAAGCTATATCTATGCTCTTTATCGTATGATTGCAGCCAGGTAAACAGCAGCTACAAAGATTTAATACATGCTTGTATTGTTACACAAAACCTTAAACGCCAAGGTCACCAAATAGGCTGAAAGAAAAACCAGGATTAAAACCCTGGTTTTTTTCTTTGTGAATAGCTTGACAGTTACGCGGTAATATTATAAAATAGGGGTATCAAATCAAAGGAGGTCAATTATGACTATAGAGCAAGTGTTCGACGAGGCAAAACTATGTATTATAGAAGATGCTATGGAAGCTAAGGGCATGCACGGGGTTTTAACTAACTTATGGTACCATGTCCAAAGTCTAGACGATGATACTAAGCGCCTGCCATTTGTTAGACAATTTATGGGGGATATAGTGCTAATAGATATATTAGGTTCTAAGCTTCCTAATTATGATGTACAAGCAGCATTAAAAACCATGGGAACTGATAAAGTTTGTACAAGCATGTTAAATTTACTGGTTGTACAGTATGCCAGGGAGGTGTTAGGCGTTGATTAAACCTAAGATAGTAGAAGATAAAACCCCGTATTTTACATACCATTTCCAGGACAATAAAATCACAGTTGCTGACCATGGATATAATGACTTATTTATGGCAAATTTAGGGGTTCATATCGTAAAGTATATTCATGGCGGTAACTTTGCTTACTATTGGGCTTTAGAAGACAAGGAAGCTAAGATTAATATATTATATAAGGACATGGAGGAAATTTACGATATATACCTTGGTACTATGCCAAAGTCCTGGCATAATAACATTGCTGAAATCAGGTCCAAGTTTAAAAAAGATTGGCTAAATAAATATTGGGAAGCAGATAACAAGTATAGAGCGCCTGATAACTGGTATAAAAATAAATTTAATCAATTATATTTTAGCCCATTTATGGCGGGAGAGTGGAATTATAATATAAAACAAAAATTAGGAAGGGAAATTAAACTATTATGAAAACAAGGATAACAGAGATTAAAGAATCTTGGGATTTAAGATACATGCTTAAAAGCGGAAAACATATAGACATATCATTGAATAGCGAGGGTTTAGAATGGGCATTCACTTTATTTTTAAACGGGCTTGATACTTTTGTGAATAACATAGCTATTTCGTATAACAGTACAGAGGTTTTATTAATTCAGAATAACAATTATACATACGAACCTTATCACACAGAAAAGAACGGTAAACAAGTTATTAAAATATATGTGGAGGAACTCAAGAAATGAAACTAGTTAAAGGGCACAGGCTGCCACTGCAAAACGGGTATACAATAAGCCGTAAAAGCGTGGAGGGAATCGGGTATTTTGCCCGCTTATCCCCTGATAAGAAAAAGATTGACATGTATTGGCGTGATGAATCCGAGTATTGTATTATAGTAACTATAGAGGGTAAACAAGAAATAGAAGAAGCTAAGAAGGCATTTATTAAGGAGGTCGACAAGTATGTTAAAGTCAAAAAGTACGAACATGTTTAAAATGCTTGATATACTACAACACAGTGAAGAGTTATTAAGTTTGGCAGATTTGGCCAAAAAATTAGACATGAGTATAAGCGGGGCCCGTAAGCTTTTAGCCCCGCTTATAGATAAAGAATATGTTACAATGGTACCTAAAGGACGTGGGGGCGTGTTTTACAAAGCTAACCACAAGCCAGAAGAAAATCATATTTATATTAAATGGGAGGAATAATTATGGAACTAGAGTTAACCGTGGCACATGTTAGAGATATATTAGTCTCTAACATTTTATTTGATAAAGTCCATTGGGTTAAAAATATGACTTTTGAATCTGTGGAGCATGCCACAGAAGTTATAAACGAGCTTAAAATCATGTTAAAAAACAAAACTACAGATATAGAGACAGCCAATATTAAAGGCGGTAAAATCGATTCTAAGGAATATATAAAGGCTTTAAATCATTTCAACAATCAACAGGCCCAAATAAATTTTATCCTGAATAGTGAGCCAGGAACGATTTTTAAAAAAGGCCGCACGGCTGAGGGCGTGTTATGGTCGGGTCTTAAATTCTCTGAGGGGGTTGTTATTCATGGATAAAGAATACGATTATATTATAAAATGGGGCAGGTTAAACGGTATGAGAGAGGCACGTATAACGGGGCTTATACCCAAGTTTAAACATAAATATCAGATAAAAAATGTTACCGATACCATGGTAACCATAGCGGTTCCGACATGTAAAAGCTTGAAAGAGCTACAAACAAACTTAATACTTGAACGTGGTATAAATCAACCAGATTATATAATTAGGAGCGGTTGGAAAAATCAATGTATGGGGGTTGTTATTCATGGATAAAGAATATTATTTAAAAAGTATGACAAATCTTAATGTATCTGAGGAAGCAGGCAAGAAGATGGACGCTGTCAGGGCGGCATATCATGGAGTAGTTGAGGTAATATTTGAAACCATGCCGAACAGCAGGGAAAGAGCCAAGACACTAACAGAATTAGAAACTTCTTTAATGTGGGCTATAAAAGCCTTAGCACTAGAAGATAATGAGGGCGGGGACTAATACCCGTTCTTTTTTTGTGGTATAATGGACCCATATTATTTAAGGAGGTAGTATTATGTTAGATACTTTAAAGGCAAAATTAAAAAATCCTGCGGTTTTAACCGCGACTTTAGGCAATTTGATTTCTATAGCTGCAATTGTTGGGGTAAACGCTGCGGACCTGGACAAAGTCGAAAGAGTAGGGGCTTTATTAATTCAAATCGCCATACAATGGGGGATTATGACCAATGCAGGTAACTAGTGGGACAGGATTTTTACACGATAAAGAAGATAAGAGAGATTTTAAATTAACACGTTCTAAGCTTCCTAATAGTGTAGCTTTAGATAGTGACGCGGCACTTCCCACAAAAGTGGATTTAGAATCCCGATTTACACCCGTGGAGAATCAACAAGATATAGGGTCATGCACCGCCCAAGCAGTAACAGGCGTGGCGGAATACGTGACTAATAAAGACAAAGAAACATACACGGATTTATCCAGGCTTTTTTTATACAAGGTTACGCGCAATTTAATGGGTGTAACAGGTGATACAGGGTCGTCAATCCGTGCATGTATGCACGCTTTAAGAACTTTGGGCATATGTCCAGAATATTATTATCCATATGTTACGGAAGATTTTGACGAGGAACCGCCCGCCCTGGCGTATGCACTGGCACAGAATTTTAAAAGCATGAATTATTACAGATTAGACGACGAGGGCGACGACTTGTTACAATCTATTAAAGAGCATATAGCAAGTGCTAACCCCATTGTTTGTGGTGTTAAAGTATTCAGTGGGTACTTTAAGAGTAACGGGAATGTTTATTATCCAGAGGGAGGCGTGGCAGATTCTAGCGGTTGGCATGCTATTATATTAATGGGGTATGACGAAGCTAAGAAAATGTTTAAATTTCGTAATAGTTGGGGTACTGACTGGGGTAACCGTGGCTATGGTTGGATAAGTTACGATTATTTTTTATCCAGGGCAACCAGTTCAGATTTTTGGATACTCAACAAAATTGATTATGTAGATATCAACGATATATTATAGTATAATGGTGGTGAGTGGAACAAACGGGCGGTAGGCCCTACACTTAATATCATGTACAATAACAAGGTTCCATTCTTGGGCCTTGTTTTTTGTTATTATAAGGAGGCATAGCTTTGACTATTTTAGAAAGAATCAGAAACCCGCTTTTAAGGGAACTATGGGGGTGTATTGATACAAAAACCCCAGTTAATGCGGTTCAAGCTACAGGTACTTTAACTTGTAGTGACGCCGTGTCAGATGGTGAAACCGTAACCATCGGCGACGATGTTTACGAATTCGACACTGATAGCAGTGTTACAGCGGGTAACATAGCCGTTGATGTATCAGGCGGAGCCACTGCAAGTGACGCAGTTACCGCGCTTGTGGCTGCCATCACTGCAAGTGGCGACGGCACGTATTCAGCCGCAGACGGCGCGGGTGATACCGTGGTCATAACTTACGGGACATATGGAACCGTAGGAAATGCCGTGGCAACTACTGAGACATGCACTAATGGCGCATGGGGCGCGGCTACATTAGAAAATGGTGTAAATGGGACAGCAGGCAAAAAAGGAGAATTTTGTTGGGACGCTGATTACATTTATGTATGTGGTACTAAAGACATGAGTGGCACTAATCATTACTGGGAGCGTGCTGCAAAAGCTTCCTATTAAGGGGGTTTACATCATGAGTTTAGCAAGAATAACCGAGATATTAGAGCGCGGCGAAGACATAGAAAATTGTAAGGGTAAAGTGTTTAATTACAATTACCGTAACACCTTGGCCATAAGCGGCCAAATTGATTTTGCTATATTAACGCCAAGCCAAAAAACCCGATTTTTACCCGTGCAAATACAGTGCGATAAAGAATGTCAAATAGATTTTTATATGGACGCCACAATCACAGCGGAGACGGGGACCAATATATTAACAAGTATAGGTTGTTTAAACCAATATAACCCAAGGACTACTAAAATAAGTGACGCCAGGATTAACCCAACTATTACAGATTTGGGAACCCATGTTTATCCTGATTGGATATATGCCAGTCAATTTACAGCAGGGCAAACAATAGAAGGTTTACAATGGTTTTTAAAACCTGAGTCGTGGTATGTATGCAGGATTATAAACCAAGACTCACAGGCGGGCACACTAAAAGTTAATATGTTTTGGATTGAATGTTAAGGAGGTGATACCATGGCACTATTTACGGAAGCTGAGATTATAAGTCTTGGTTTAAGCGATTATAGCAGTATAGAACTTGACGCCATAGAGGACGATGTTTATCAAGTTACTAAAAATGATTTTGCGGTTAAAGAATGGGACATATCAGACATAACAAGCAATGTTATAACTACGGATGAAACCCATAATATAATTGTAGGTGATTATATCAGGATATATATTGATAATACATTAGCTTATGGTGGGGTTTTTACCGTGACCGCTGTCACAGATACTACTATAACAATTAGTGAGACAATCCCAGATATTGAAAGTAGCGGAACGGTAGTTAAAATTAAATACCCTAATGGTATTAAGGTCTTAGCTTCCAGGTATTTAAAAAATTTAGCCCAATCAAGTGGTATAAAATCCGAGTCTATAGGGCGTTATAGTGTAACATATGATAAAGAGCAGTTTGAAAGCGATTTACAAGCAAAATACGGGAAATATTTTAGGAGGGACGATTAATGGCAGATATAACAATAACACCTCAGGCGTGTAGCATAGCAGGTATAACACCAAGTGACGTTGCAGTAAGCGACGCAGGCGATGATTTTTACATGTCTAATAATGGCAAGACTTTACTACATGTTAAAAATGGTTCAGGCTCAAGTATTAACGTGACTATAACAGGCGTGAATTCATGCGACCAAGGTTTTACGCATGATGAGACCGTGGCGGTAGCAGACGGTGCAGAGAAAATTATAGCCCCGTTTATAATGTCACGTTTTAATAACACAGATGGAAATATATTAATTAATTTTAGTGCGAGCACAAGCGTAACATATGCAGCGTACAAATTAGCATAAAAAGGAGGGTTTTATTATGGCATCAGCGGCAGATTTTGCCCCATCACCTGGCGGCGTGTGGATTGATAAAGGGGTATTATACAAAAATAACACGACTACACCCCAAAGAATAGGCGTTATTGAAGGTGACGCGGTTTTTACCGTGGAGCGTGGTTTTAGATGGGTACCCTATAATAACATGGTATCAACCAGGACTAAAAACCTAGGTAGAAAGCAAGCTATTGACGCGACTTTAAAAATACCAACTATCGAAATGACAGCCCAAACATTGGCCGAAGTATTCGCGGGCATGACTTTAAGTGATGAAGGAACATATTATAAAATCACTGAGTCCCACGAAATAACAGCAGCAGACTATTGGACAGATGCAACTTTATTGGGAACCACTGTAAATGATAAATATGTTAAAATCGTGTTATTTAACGCATTTTGTGAGAGTAACACTGAGCAAACATTTAAGAAGGACGAAGAAGTTATAACAGAGTTAAATATATATGCTACTGTGGACCCTGATTACCCAAGTACTATCCCATATGAGTACGATATCGAAAAATAATGATAGAAAATTATTATATTGATTGTTACCGAGGTATTGCCGTGATTACTAAACCAGGTATAACCCAGAAGGTAGAATGGACGTATTATTTAATACGTGGTATCTTGGACACAGACTCACAGACTAGAGACGTGAGAACGGGGCGACATGGTGAAGTAACGGAGAGCGTATTAATATCCAGTTCTCAGCTTCTTAAAGGCGAGAGGCTTAAATATAAGGATAAATTATACGAGGCCGTGGCCGATGGTGTAAACATTATGGACCGTGGGCACCATTACGAAACCAAAGTAACACATATTACAGGGGTAACATGATTGTATATGAGGATAATTTCAGGGAAGCCCAAGAGCGTATAAATAGCCTGACAGTTGAAGGGCTGCAAATGGTGGCCCTTTATATTGTGGGTGAATGTAAAAGACAATGCCCCGTAGATACTGGGTATCTACGAGGTAGTATAGGTTATAGTATTCTACGAGGCAATAACCGTTTTATATTAAGGATTTATACAAACGTGGAATATGCCATTTTTGTACATGAGGGGACCCGAAAAATGGCGGCGCGCCGTTTTATCAGGGACCCAATAGAACAAAAACAAAGTAGAATTGCAAGCATAGTAAACGAAGCTTTGAAGAGGGGGTTATAAAAGCATGGATTACAAACAAATAATTAATTATGTGGTAAGCCCTTTAGTTCCTTGCTACTTTGAGCTTCCAGTAGTAGAAACGGCCAAGCCTTATATAGTAGTTGAGGGCGACGCCACAAATACAGCAATATGGAACGGCGAATTTACACTTAATTTATACCATGATAGTGACGATTTAGTAACACCCAATAGTATTTTAAAAATGGGTAAAATAAATTATAATGATGGCTCTGACTGGGCCCATGGTTCCATAAATAGAGTACGACAAAATATAAGTGATGAGTTAAACACATCACTAACAAAATATAACATGATATTAAGGGGAAATTAAAAAATGGTTAGAATTAAAAAAAGACATGTTTTTGAATTAAGTAGAATAATGAGAAAGGCTAAAATTGAGCTGCCCGCGACAGACGACCCAATGATTATAGGAAAAGCTTTGACTATATTGGTATGGAATATAGGGGACGTTGAAAAGGAACTTGACAAGTTACTTGCTAATATCCACAATGTACCAGTGAACGAAGTTGAGGACCTAGATTTTGACGAATATATAACTAAAGTAATGGAGGTTGCAAAAGACCCAGGTTTTTTGAAACTACAAACCAAACTACAATCCCAGGCTACAACCACAGTCAAGAACTAGCTTTTATTTATAGGAATTGCCCACAAGTTTTAGACTTGCCAGTATCAGAGGCCGACCGCGTAATATACGAGTGTTATATACAAATGTGGGAAGAACGATTATGGCAAAAGTTCTTAGTAGAGCAGCCAGAAGATACAACATTCGATAAATACATGGATAACAACTTGGGATTAAATAAAAAGGAAGCTAAGAAAAAACGTGTCATTAGTAAAGCAGAAGCAGAAGAGGCCGCCCGTGGTGCCGCTTTATTCTTTGGGGAAGGAGGCTAAAACATGAATGTATTTAATTTATACGGTGATGTAGACGTTCGGACCCATGGGGCGAGCTCGACATTATCAGGCTTACAAAGTCAAGCCAAAAAACTTGGTGATACCTTTAAGAATATGGGCTCTAGGGTAACCGCCGCGGGGCAATCACTTTTTAAATTTACTACTGTGCCTATAGCCGCGGCTATAGGCTATAGTATTAAGGCGGCCAGTGATTTAAACGAAACTATGTCAAAAACCGAGGTCGTGTTTAAGAAAAACGCGGACGAGGTAAAAAAGTGGTCTACGACGACGCTTGATACTTTTGGATTGGCTCAAGGCACGGCTTTAGACATGGCCGCGGTTTATGGTGACATGGGCACAGCAATGGGCTTAAACATTGATAAAGCCACAGACATGTCAATGTCAATCACTGGCCTGGCGGGTGACATGGCATCTTTTAAGAATATGAAACCCGAAGAAATCCACACCGCTTTAACTGGGATTTACACAGGTGAAACCGAGTCGTTAAAACGTTTAGGTATAGTCATGACAGAAACTAACCTTGCAGAATACGCCAAACAGCAGGGCATTAAAAAATCTATTAAAGAAATGTCCCAAGCTGAAAAAGTCCAACTTAGATATAACTATGTAATGGACGCAAGCGAGAATTCAATTGGTGATTTTGCCAGGACCCAAGACAGCGCAGCGAATCAAATGAGGATTGCCCAGGAATCAGTTAAGGAACTGGCCGCAAATATAGGAACCATATTATTGCCCACTTTTACTAAGATAGTAACATGGGTTAATAAATGGATTGAAAAGTTTAGACAGTTACCCACTGGGGTACAAGAGGTTATAGTTAAAATAGCTTTGTTTGTTGGGGCTATAGGCCCGCTTTTAATCGTGGGGGGTGCCTTAATATCAGCTATAGGCACAATTATAGGGTTCCTATCCGCTGTTAGTATCGAGGTAATAGCCGTAGCGGCTGTTATAGCGGGCTTAGCCGCGGGCATAGGGGCCGTTGTAGTAAAAACAGTAGGTTGGCAAACTATATTAGATAAAATTAAAACCGTTATATTTACCGTAACGGATTTTGCTAAAACCATGTGGGAAGCTATACAAGAAGGACGCGACCCATTAGCCGCGGCCGTTATGTGGTTGCAAAACATGGCAGGCTCGGGGTCAGATTTAAGTTTAAAAATCGGGTCCTTATATGCTAGTTGGATGATTTTTTATGCCAAGGTCAAAGAGTTATTAGCAGATTTATGGGTAAAATGGCAGGAAGCTTGGACCGCTATATGGGAGATAGTTAAGCCGTTTTTTGACAGGTTAGTCGAGGAAGTACTACCAATTTTTATGGACGTTGTGTCTGAGATACTGGGCTTACTTGGCGAGATGGCGGATAAGTTTAAAAAGAATTTAGATATTATCTGGGAAGCATGGAAAAAAGTTTGGAAATTGATAAAACCATATGTTAAAACCGCGCTAGATAACGCGGTAGAGGTTATAAAAGCAGCTTTTAAGATAATTAAAGAGATAGTTAAATTTTTAAGGGCAGCTTTAAAAGGTGACTGGTCAGGCATGTGGAATTCTATTAAAAACATTGCTAAAATCGCGGTTAGTGCCTTGATTAAAGTAGCCAAAAACATGGGCGATAATTTTAAAGAACAGATGGCAAAACTGGTATCTAAAGCAGTGGAAAAAATCGGAACTCTTAAAGCCAAGATGTTAGCCAAGGTCAACGCAATTAAATCTAGTATGAAACAAGCAGGAAAAAATATTATGTCAATGTTTATTGAAGGCATAAGTTCCAAGATATCAAGCTTAGTTAATACTTTATCTAATGCAGCGGGCAAGGTTAAAAGTTATCTAGGTTTTTCAAGTCCTACAGAAGAGGGACCAGGTAAGACAGGGGATAAGTGGGCACCTAATTTAATGAGAATGTACAAAGAGGGTATTATTAAAGGTATTCCCGCTATACAACGGGCTATAAATAAAGTTAGCGGAACTGTGAGCGATGGCTTAAATGTAAAAATGAGCGCCACTCAGATTAGTGCAACAACAGCAACAGCGGCGAATAAAGCCAAGGAAGCTAAGATTGAATTAATAGTAAATAATCCTAAGTTTTTTGATTATAATGATGTTAGTAAATTTATGACGCCTATTGTAACAAGACTTAAGAACTTAGGTTATAAGGGGGTGTAATAATAGTGGCTTTAACATGTACCATAGAAGGGACCGAGTATCTAACACAAGACATTAATTTTCAAGTCACAGAGTCAGGCCATAGCCAAGCTACTATTACATTGGTCGACTCCCCCGCGGGGACCCAGTTTTGGGACACTATTGTATTAAAACAAGATGGTGTTAGGTTTTTTGAGGGCTTAATGACTGTTTCGGAATTTTTTAGCCCCGATGATTTCAACGAAAGCGAGCATTATTACACGCTCACCGCCATGGACTATACTGGTATTACTAAATACAGAACCGTGGCCGAAGTTGTGGAAGACACCACGGCAGGAGAAGCCGTTGAAGATTATATTATACCCATTTTAGCAGAAGAGGGTATAACAATAGGAAATATAGACGCAGACTGGGAAATAGAACGTGACGTATGGAGTTATAATTACATTTATGATGTGATGGAAAAACTCATACAAGCAGCGCCAGGCTATATCTGGTATATAGACATGGATAAAAAATTCTATTACTATCCTAAGTCAACAGGGGAACAAATATATTTAAGAGATAATGACCAATTTACTAATTATCATAGAATACGTGATTTTACAGGGTATAGGAATATACAACATGCTATAGTGTCAGAAATGCAAACACAAACGCAGCCGTTAAGGATTCCAAGCCCTTTGCCCGACGGTTCCGTAAAAACATTTACGCTTAATTTTGCAATAGCCAAGGAACCAACCATTTATATAAACTCGGTAGCCGTAGACGCTGCTTATGTTGGTGTAAATGGGATAGACGACGATTCGGACGACTCGGATATTCAGTGGTTTTGGTCTTATGGGTCCGATACTATAACCCAGGCCAGCGGCGACACGCCATTGGCTGCCACAGATACAATACAAGTCACTTATGTAGGCTTAAGGTCTGGGGTAGTGTCCCACTCAGATTATAATAAAATTAGCAGCCGCCAAGTTAGTAACCCTGGCTTATCTGGCAAAACTGAAAACGTAGTACAAACGGGGTCCTTTGAAACAATAAATCAAGTATCTAGATATGTTAGTGATTTAATAGAAACATATGGAACTACAGCAAGTAAGTTAACATTTAATACAGAAGATACACGATTTGCAGTAGGACAGCGTTTAAGTGTTAGGGCGAGAAATGCAGCGTATACCGTGTATATAGTAGGAATCACGGGCGTATCAAATGGGTATAACATGGAATACACTATAACCGCCATTGATGCGGCTTATGATGGCGGAACCTGGGAAGAATATTTTTATAAGTTGATTTTAGGTCAAAGAGCCTATACAATAAATTCAACAGATGTTTTATATAAAACTATCGCGGTTCCTGATAGTGTTAGTGTATCAGGTAGCTACACAATTGGCTTATCTGGTACAGGCTTAACACTGCCATTTACTTTACCAGGTATATTAGGCGGGGCAGATTATCAGGAGGTAATTATTGATGATTAACGAAAATATTAACGTTAAAGGTGAGTACTTTTTTTACTTGGATAAAAAGTTAATCCATAGACAAAAAAATACTTTAATCTATGAACAAACAAAAAACTTACTAAATGTATTATTAGGATACACGCCCCCAAGCATGATAATAAGATACTGCGCACTTGGTACAGATAATACGGCCGCAACAACTAACGACACGCTATTAGGCGCAGAAGGTGCCCGCGTGTACCGTGTAAACCTAACTCGCTATGGTAACGTGGTAACCAGTGATTTTACATTTACCGAACTTTTGGCCGTGGGTACATGGTCAGAGGTTGGGATATTTTGCGGGTCAGGTGCGACAGATACAACAGATTCGGGGTTGTTATGGTCTAGGGCAGTTCTAGACCCCACAATTACAAAAGCGAGCGGGCAAGAATTAACTATAAGGCATGTTACTACATGGAGTTATTAGAAAGGATTGATATATTATGGATTTTGCATATCAAAAAGGCGAAATTGCAGACAGAGCGGTATTTATAGTAGGGGAAAGCGTGACAACCTCTATATTTAATCAAGTATATGGAGCGGCTTTATTAGCCGACAGATGGACCCAGAAAAGCACCAATATGGACGGGGACCCAGATATTAATTATTTTGCTAAACACAATATTAAAGATGTGTACAGAGGCGAGAGTCTAACGGGCGTTTTTGGCACCGAATCAGTGTCTGACGATGACGGGGACAGTGACACAATGTTTACAGATGGAGCGACACGTGTGACTTCTACGTCGGCCACCTCGGAAGTCAGCGTGGGTGGCCAAACGACGGCCATATCTGAGGACCTGTCAGAATTCCCCGACGGGTCGGCCAGTTCCGACGATGATTATATTTTATTCTCATTTGTAGTTAATGATATAAGCAACTGGGGGTACATAGGCATAAGAATAGGCCCAGATAGTAGCAACTATTATTATAAATATCCTAGTATATCGGGTATGGTTAGCGGGGTAAACCATTATAGAATAAAGAAAAGCGAATTTAGTGTAACAGGCACGCCAACGGACTGGTCAAGTATTGGGTATTTAATTATTAGGGCTTATGGTGCCACAGGCGTGGACACTACAGGCGAATGGCTAACATTGCAGTCATTGCAGCTAGTAAGAAATGACGGAGCCGATACAATGGGGGTTAGGCAGTTACCTGATAGCACAGGAACGTTATATTACCCATATGGTAGCCCATTGAATTACCAGTCATTAAGACAAGGCTTTGGTAAACCTATAGGATATACACGTTTAAAATCTGATACTGCCTCAGAAATATTTGTATTTAATGATAAGCTAGTTAATACATTTTATTCGGAGATGTTACAATATATTGCTTATGATAGCAATTCAGTAGGGTTAAGTTTTAAAATAGATACTGATAACTATATACAATGTTATGTAAGTAGTGATACTTTTTACATGGATATATACGAGAGTGGAAGCCTGGCAAGCTCAACAAACCAAGCTTTAACAAATGGGATAAAAAGGCATGAAAATATAAGAATATCCCTAGAAAAAGAAAGCACGACTTTAAGGGCAGAATTAACAGCACATGGGGAAGCTATTTTATTATATGGGTCGACTACTCTATTAGATGAGGGCACTATAGTAGCTAACCAACCAACTAGCAGCAGCCTGGGCGTAGTAACTGGGTTTACTGTCTCAAATGAAAGAAAAAAAGCCGACATGTACCCACAGCTTGTAAGACAAAGAAATTATGTCGACCTCACAACACTTGCGAATACTGAAATGTCGGTATTTTTGGAACCTAATGGCGTGTATGAAATTAACGCCGTGGCCGTTCTAAAAGGTGATATTGCGGGTAGCGTGATAACAGATTGGGACTATGACGGGGACATAACACAAGTTATATATCGAGCATGTAACGGGTTAGGAGTGGGCGAAACAGACGAAACCGCGGCCGTTATTAGAAAAGGCGCCCATAATCTAGCAACGAATGTTACTTACGGCTTAAGTACTACAAACGCAAATTATACCGAGTATTTTATCGTGTCAACGGGACCATTAGGCGGGCGTTTAACTTGGCGTGTTGGGTCCACTACATCAACGGTCACCGTTAACGGTTTAGGTAGTGTTTTAGCTGTAAATAAGTTTAAATCGTGATATAATAGAACAATAGTAAAAACAATAAAAAATCATGCCTCTTTACCTCCTTTGATTATTGAACGGAAAAGGCATGATTTTTTACGTGCTTAGGTTGACAGTTATACGGTAGTTATGATATAATAATAGTACCAAATCAAAGGAGGGTATTAACATGTTAGTACAATGTACAGGAACTAAAAAAGTCTATGAGTACCCATATGACCAAAAGAAAATAATAGCCCTTAAAAGCCGTGGTTATAAATGTATAAAATATAAAGGTAACACGGCCGTGTATACAATGGGAAAATCATTTATATTAGTGCATGATAGTAAAACAAGGGTGTATATATTCACACGTAAAAGGCAATTTGATAGGGAACTAGAATTAACACTTGACAAATACAGTAAATTCTTATAAACTTAATTTAAATTAGCCAGGAATCCATATATTTTTAAAATAGATTAAAAAGCCCGTTAAGGGCTTTTTTCGTGTTATAATTATATTGTATCAATCCTTTATATTTAGTGTTACTATATTTGGTGTTACTTAAGACCAGGTTTAAAAGCCTGGTTTTTTGTATGTCTGAATATCTGACATTTTACATGTTATTCCAATGTAAAAACCTGGTAATTTTCAACCGCTACAACCCTTGATACCACACGATGTTTAATTTGCTGCCAGGTTTTTGCCAGGTTTTTAGAACACGATTGGCAGGTCAAAAACCCTACAACCCTTGGCATTACTACGTTTATTAAATTTGTCAGCATTTTACTACTGGCAGGCTCCTAGACCAGTAACCCCAGTGGTTTAAGGGGTGTCCTGCCACATTACCAGGTTTATTCTCCTTTTAAGAGAGTATAATAATATATAAAAAAGGTAAAAAATAAAAATATAGTATAGTTAATAGGCCTAAAACCTGGCAATGTGGCAGGAGGTTATTCTATTGGGCTATATAACAGGGGTAGAGGCCTGCCAGTATCATATTAGTGACATTTTTAACAAATCTAGATTTCCCAGTGCTTTGATGTGGTTTTTGCCTGCCAATTAGGTGTTAAAAACCTGGCAAAAACCTGGCAGCATAAAAACACAATTCTTAGCTCCGCTTTTAAAGCACGTTTCAAGCCTGGATATTATTTACATGCTATATATGTAAAAACGTGGTAATTGTCAGATATTCGGGTGGTTGACACTTGTCTCCCTATATGATAAGATTTAGTTAATCAAATCAAGGGAGGTTATTTTATGACTTATTGTAAGTATTGTAATAAAGAGTATAGCGACGATGAGTGCGACGTTGAAGATGGGTGGATATATTGCCCAGATTGTAAAGAACCACTACAGAGAGTTCGATAAGGAGGTAATAGAAATGGCGGATTTTTGCGAATCATGCAAACACCAAGATAGTAGTAAATGTGAGGATTGTTACATATGGGATTATACTTTGGGCGCTACGTATATGAATTATGAGGGTTTACCCGAATTTAGTGTTAATGACTTTGTGATAGTAAATTATAAGGGGCAAGATTTTAAACGCGCCCAAGTTATAGCGGTAACCGATAATTACGTATCTGTTTTAGTTATAGACTTAAATACTGTGATAACAAGCGATAAAGTGTTTTTTAACTCATGTACTAAGTCAGGGGCGATTTTTGAGCTGATGGATAATAAGTGGGTGTCCGTAAGTGATAGAGGCTTAACTTTACATAGAGAAAATGACAAACAGGTGATACAACAACATATGGCCTATTGTATTAACATGGTGGGTAGCTTGTTAGATGAATACATTTGTGAGTATGCAGATGACACCACCATAGACCAAAAACTTACTATATTTAATACAATAGCAAATGATAAAAAACGCTTAAAGGAATTTTTAGATGGGAGAATTGATTAATGGCGGGCTATAAAATACATTTAATTGCAGGGGCAGCGGTACCAATAGCGGTATCGTACGCCTTAGATGATATAAATTGGGCCTTAACAATCGGGGTTTTATCTTCAAGTTTTGGTGCCTTGATTCCAGATATAGACGCGGATTATTCTAAGATTAGGCACATGTTGCCCAAGGTAGCCAAGTTATATGACAAGCTACCAAAGAACATGATTTTTAAACATAGGGGTATATTAACCCATAGTGTGGTAACTTTAATACCCTTAGTTTATCTTTATTATTTATGGTCCAATTGGGTAACATTAGGCCTTTTAATGGGGGTTTTTAGTCATCATTTAGTAGATGGCTTAAGTCCTAAAGGTCTACCAAGATATTTCTTATTTTAGGGGGTGTATGTAGTGAAGTACTGTTTTAATTGTGGTAAGTGGGTAGAACCAGAAACCGACGAACGGGGCCAAGATAGGTGCCCCGATTGTGATACATTAGTTGGATTGAGTGCACCATAAAGGAGGCTAAGAGAATGAGCATCTTATTTATAATGTATTGTAATCTCATGGTGCTATATTTGGCACCATTGCCGAAAGTAGGTATTTTAAAAGAGGCTTACGAGTTCTATTCTAAGCCGATAAAAAGGGAAGGGGTCGTGGTAATTCATGCAAAAAGAAATTAACATAGAACAATCATGCGTAAAATGGACCAAGGACCGTGGTGGTATGTTGATAAAACAAACAGCATTTAAGGGGTGTCCTGATAGGCTTTTAATTTGCCCAGGGGGCAACATGGTGTTTATTGAATTTAAAGACCCTAAAGGACACGCCAGTAAGCTACAAGAGTATTATATAAAGAAGCTAAACAAAATGGGTGTAGATACTTATATATGCAGAAGCTTGGACGAGTTTAAAGAAATATATTTTTTAAAAGTAGGAGGGGTAAAACCATGATAGATAATGATGTTTTAATATGTAAACACTGTGGTAGTGTAATGTTTTATGTATCTAGGAAAAGAGTAACTAATAAAAACTGGTATCATAACGGTCTATACTGCGCGAACTGTGCGGGGTGGGCTAAGTGGGCCAATGAAAAAACTTTACGTAAACTTAAAGTATCGGGTAATATTGTCTATGACTTAATGAGCGATAAAGACGAAGAGTACATAAAAGAATTATAGGAGGGTAATAAGATGGATAAAAAAGGATTGATAGCAGGTTTAAGATTTTTAAAACTAATTGGTATAATTTGTTTTTGGGTAGGTATAATTTTGATTATATATTTACATGGTTGGCGTACTGCAATATCAATATACTTAATAGTATTTGGCCAAAATACCATAAATGGGGCTAAGGGGTTGATAAAATGATACTAGAAAAACACCAAGTTAAAGCCCTGGAAGAATTAAAGAGTCATAAATCAATGGCTCTTTTTTATAAAATGGGTAGCGGCAAGACATTAATATTATTGGAGTATATCCGCATAGTAAGGCCTAAAACCGTGTTAGTAGTCGCGCCTAAATATGTATGTGATAGTTGGGAGGCAGAAATTAAGAAATGGAAGTATGATTTTAGCTATGGTATTTTAGCGGGCCGTGCCGCTTCACAAAGGCGTAAATTACTTAACAAAGATTCACAAGTGTATTTTATAACGCCCGATTCATTACCATGGTTATTAAAGCATAGAGACACATTTACATTGATTGTAGTAGATGAGGCAAGTGCATTTAAAAACACTAATACAGTACGATGGAAAACACTATCAAAATTCAAAAGAGCGCAAATGGTACTATTAACAGGCACGCCGACACCAAACGGGTTACATGAAATTTACCCATTAATCAAACTAATTTCTAATATATGGCCAGGTAAAAGCGTGTTTTTAACTAAGTATTTTAAGCCCATTGTAATGGGTCATATAGTCGTAGGATACAGCCCGCTTGACAAGTATGTAAAAGACTTGATTTATGAAGAAGTTAAAAACCTTGCTTTAGTTCATGAGGGCGACAAATACGATACTTTAAGCCAAGAAATAATTATAAGTATGAATAAAAAAACAGAAAAACAGTACCAAGATTTAAACAATGAATATTTGCTTGAGTATGATGGTGGCGTGGTTCCCGCTGATAGTCAGACAAGACTACTACAATTGTGCCGCATGCTTACGAGCGGGCACGTCTATGACTATGACGAGAACCAAGAACGCCAGGCGTATAAATTAAATACTTTAAAGCTCGATACACTTCTTAGCTTCCTTACCACTAATGAGGAAGAGAATGTTATAATCTGGTATGAGTGGCGAGCTTCCAGAGATAATATTGAGCATTTATTAAATACCCATAAAATAGCATATACGACCCGAGATGTAGGCGGTTGGAACCATGGCGATTACCGTGTATTTTTAGCGAACCCAAGGTCATATGGCTATGGGATTAACATGCAGCAGGGCGGGCGTGTAATGGTTTGGTATGACTTGACTTTTAGTGCTGAGACTTACGAACAAGCCAACGCCAGGTTAGCCCGCCGCGGACAGAGACAGCAAGTGCTAATTTATCACATGGTAGTTAAAAACACGATTGACGAGTATGTTTTATTTAAGTTAAAAAGAAAAATATTGAATCAGGAGGAATTTTTAAACAAATGGTTGATTTCAGCAAGTACCAAGGAGCCAAAGATGTTAAATACAAACGATTGGGAGACATTACAGTAATAAAAGCCTTATTTGATGGGTTTATTACTCAAGAAATACAACAAGATGGTTACGAGGATTTTATAGTAGTTGTAAGACATAAAAACGACCCGAACATTGATAAATTTAACGCGGAATTAAAAAGGAGGGGGAAGGCATGAACCTAGATTTAATTAGGATAAGAATTCTATTATTGGAACATGGTAAAACACTAAAAGACATATTACCCTTATATCCACGGGCTAAAGGCGGCCAGGGCATATCTAGGCCATATTTTTACAAGGTTCTTAAGAAGGACCCGCGAACAGTGGAGGCCAATATAGTAGATATTTTAAAATGACAAATTACCCCCCGACGTGCTACAATGAAAGCATGAAGGGGGGTTTTATCATGGCAAAAAGGAGGAAAACATTCCAAAAACTAGACTTAGAGTCTAGTTTATTAAATGGGCAAATAGCCCAGATAGTAAAATTTAAACGCTCTAAAAGGCCAGGCCTGCCAGTTATAGAGATAAACGACGAGACTAAATCCGAGCTTGTGGAATCTCTTAAACAAAGCTTAGTTATGCAAGCCCTTGGTTATCATGTAGATAATACAAATGTTACTACATACTACGACCATAAAGGGCAAAATGTTACTAATAAACTTGGTGTACATACTGAATTAACCAATGAGCGTAAATATGTACAACCCAATTATAAAGCTACATTACAACTATTAGAAACCTTGGACCCTGGATTTTTTAATTCTAGTGGAGAAGGGGCGCCCCAAATTATTGACGATTGGGGGTTGTGTATAGATGGCGATAGCGAAACACAAGAAGATAAGTAATTTAATTTTACCTGCTTTTAAATCGCTATATCAAGTTAGTAAAACGTTTCAAGTTGCTAAAGGTGGCAGGGGTAGTGGTAAAAGCACGACTATAGCAATCAAGATTGTTATGTTAGTTATAAAATATCGTGTAAACGCCCTGATTGTAAGGCGTGTAGGTGCTACGCTTAGGAAGTCCGTTTATGAACAGATAAAAGAAGCAATTGCAGTAATGGGCGTTGAAACTTATTTTAAATGTACTGATAGCCGCCTGGAAATTGTGTATAAACCAACGGGCCAAGAAATCATGTTTCGTGGTGCTGATGATGCAGGAAAAATTAAATCCGTTAAGACTAGTAAATACCCCATCGGTATACTATGGATTGAAGAACTAGCCGATTTTATGGAACCTGGCCCTATAGATGTTATTATAGACTCAGTTATCAGGGCGGAAATAGGATTTAAATATCAAGTATTTTTTTCTTACAATCCCCCAAAACGTAAAAGTAATTGGGCCAACAAACGGTATAATTCTAAAATTGCTATACCACAAGACACATTTATACACCACTCAACTAGTTTTGATAACACATATTTGGCGGCCGCGTTTTTTGCCAGGGCCAGGGAGTGGGAAGCTAAGAATATTAATTATTTTAAATGGAACTATTTAGGCGAGCCGTTAGGCGGCGGACTTATCCCATTTAATAACTTAACTTTTAAGAAAATAGAACCCGATTTAATCAAGACTTTTGATAATAATATCCAAGGGCTTGACTGGGGTTTTGGCGTGGACCCTACAGTTTTTACGAGGTCCCACTATAGTAGAAAGCAACGTAAATTATGGGTATATGGCGAAAAGTACGAGACTAAACTACATAATATACATTTAGCAAAATGGATTAAAGACATGCAATATAATGATACTAGAATCGTGGCGGATAGCGAGGATTCATTCAGGAT